GGCGCAGCGGGCGTTCGACCGCCACGACCAGTCGAGGTCGTCAGGGAGCGGGGCGATGTCGATCCGGGTGAAGTAGGCGTCGAGGTCTTGCAGGCTGTACCTGGTATCCCGGTACTGGTTGCGCATGCGGATGTACTGCTCGCGTGCGGCCTGCTGCTCGAGGTCCCGGTGCTGAGCCATGTAGGTGGTGTTGGCCTCGCGGCAGTCGTCGCAGCGGCACTTGTGCTTCTGGTAGCAGGAGCGGGTGCCGTGGTTCATGCGAGCCGCCGCCCGGACGGCTTCCACGCTGCCGACTCGATCGTCGCCTTCGGCTCGGTGTGCCAGATCTCAACGACCCGGCCTCCGACCATGCGCCGGTGGCGGATCCGACCGCCGGGCAGCTCCTGGTGCTCGATCCACTCGCGATGCGCGACCCGTTCCCGTTGGGTGCGTTCGTTGTGGCGTTCGATCTGCTCGTAGCCGCGCACGATCTGCTCGCGTGTCGGGGCCTGCGTCCACCAGCCGTCCCCGAACCTCGGGTCGGTGCCCACGGCTAGACCCCTTCCTCGCTGTCGGCGTAGGCGACGCTGATGTAGTCGTCGCCAGCGCCATGGACCTCCGAGTACCAATGCAGCAGCGAGAGCATCAAGTCGAAACGAACCGACATGCGGCAGCGTAAGCACAGTGCAGGGTGCGACCCAGATGTGATCTCACGAACCGTCACGCCACGCCCCGTGTAGGAACGGAACGCCGACGAGCGTTCGACCGCAATGCACCGCCGAAGATGCTCCGTCGTGTTGTTACCAATGACGAACGTCTCCAGTCGCGTCGTCTGTGACGTCGTCATCTAGTAGGGGTCCTCGGTGGCGTCGAACGCGTCGACGACCTGAGCGACGGTGCGGGCGCCGAACAGCTCCTCGATCTCGGGCAGCAGCTCGAGGGCCTTCGCCTTGCCCTTCGCGTCGAACGTCGTGAGGATGATCGACCGGTCCTCCTGCTGCTTCGGCCGGCACGGCACCCACCGGCCGGCCATGTCGATCGAAAGCTGGTGGGGGACGACGCGACGCCACGAGATCCGCACCCCCACGGCGTGGTCCTCGATGCCCGAGGCGCCGAGGACCACGACGTCACACTCGACGTAGGGGGACGGGCCCTGCGCGCGGACCTGCTGGCCGTTGGCGTCGACGCCGGCCTCCCGGGCCGGCCATTCGCCTTCGCCGGTGACCCGGACGAGGAGCGGCAGGTTGATGAGGTCGGAGGCGCGCAGGGCGGACTTGACGTCGCCGGGTTCGCCGGGGTCGAGGAACGGGTCGGTCACGAGGTCTCCTTGAGGCTCGAGGTGTGCTTTTCGGTGACGACGAGGACACCCCACGGGGTCTCGTATTCGCCGGGGGTCTCGTCGGCCGGCGGCCAGTGGTCGGGCCGGTGCTTCCAGATCCGCAGCCGGTTCACGACGCCTCCTGCTGGGCCGTGTAGCCGTGCGCCTCGAGGTGAGCCGTCAGGTTGTCGACGGCCTGCACCTGGGCGGTGAGCATCTGCGACTCGAGGTAGATGGTCAGGCAGTCGACGGCGTTCTGACACCAGTCGCGTGCCGCCTCGATCGACGCGAACTGGAAGATCAGCTGGCCGCCGGTCTCAGGCTCGTAGCAGAACGCGCCGGTCTCGACCTCGACGCTCGTGCGGTACGGGCGGGTGACGGTGTGACGGGTCACGTCCACTGGTCCTCCCGTTCCCACACCGGGTCGGGCCCGCAGATCACGTTGTCCCAGACGACGACGATCACACCGATGAGGAGGGCGCCGGCGGTGGCGAAGCCGACCGCGGCGATGAGGAACGACCACGCGTTCATGCCGCCCCCTTCATGTGGCGGTACAGCTGCTCGTCGATCTCGAAGCCCGTGGCGGCGAGGCTCGAGATCACCTGGCGGAGCTGGGAGCGTGCGGCTTCGACGGCCGGCCAGTCCTCGGCGGTGATCCCGTCGACGTTGGCGAGCGCCGCCCAGATCCCGGCGATGTCGAAGGCGAGGTCGTGGGCGATGCCGCAGTGGGCCTCGAACGTCGCGGCGAGGCTCACCGTCCGACCTCGTCGTCGTCGAGGTCGTCGGCCGAGTCGATCAGGACCAGGTCAATGGCCTCGTTGATCGCCTCGGTCTCCGAGGCGTACGAGCCGGCGACGATCCGCTTCCCCGAGGGGAAGTCGACGAAGATCGCCCAGCGGCCCTCGGTGAACTTGTCGGGCTCGACGGCCACGCACATGGCCTGGTCGAGGTTCGCCCACTGTCGGCGGTTGGCACGGATGTACGGCACGTGGCCCCCTTGTCGGTTTCCAGCACTTCCGGAACGGGGGGCACTATCGCGTGATTGATTCCGCATGTCAAGCATTAGTCACGCGGAGATTGTGGGGGCGTCACGGCACCGCCGAGAATCGCGTGATGCTTGATGTCGGCGGCTCGAGGGAGTAGGGTGCCGCTGTCGGACAAGTGGTCCGACACCAGGAGCACAAAGGAGGGGCTGTGAGCTCAGCCCGTTTCAAGCCGACTCTGCGACTGCTCCTCACCGCAGCCATGCAGGAATCCGGCCTTCAGCAGCGTGAGATCGCCCAGAGGGTCGGTTGTTCAGCCCAGACCATCACGGCCTGGCTGAGGGGCCATCGGGAGCCCACCGTCTCGCAGCTGATGGCGTACAGCCAGGCGACGAGCTGCCGGTGGCTCCTCGACCTCAATGTGATCGCCGACCAGTACCAGGATGCTCGCGGCGACGTTTACACCTCTGAACAGGGAGGAGTCACCCTGGGATGTAAGACAATAAGCCCAGGTCAGGGGCCTGTTTTTGCCAACGAAGACCCGAGCTGGAACTGAATGGCGCCTACTCCAGGCGCTAGGAACCCCACCTCCACGGCCGGCCCGGTTGACGGGGTTGGCACCGGTAGGAAAGACTCGAAGCCCCGGAAGCGGACCATCAAGGCACACCACCGGTCCGTTCCCAGCACCCCGAAACGGCGTAGACCGACCGGAGGGCGCATGTTGGCCTCGAGAGCACTCCACGAGTACCGCCGAACGCACCGCCACCTCCTCGCCGCCATGACCCTGCGAAACCGCACCTACACGGTCGAGAACCTCATCGCCTACGCCGGCCGCAACGTCACCGTCGGCGCGATCGACCGGAGCACCGTCGCCGCCTGGCTCGCCCAGATGGAGGTCTCCGCCTCGACGCTGCGGACCCGCCTCTCGGAGGTCCGGGCGTTCTTCGTGTGGTGCGTCGACGAAGGCCACCTGCGCGAGGACCCGAGCGCCCGGATCCGCCTGCCTCGCATGCCCCGCCAGGCACCCCGCGCGATGAAGGACGAGCAGATCGAGGCCCTGTGGAACGTGCTGCCCGACGGCCGGGCCCGAGCGATCATCGCGCTCATGGCCGGCATGGGGCTGCGGGCCGGGGAGGTCGCCGGGCTCCAGCTCGCCGACTTCGACTGGGTCGAGGGGCTCGTGCGCGTCGTCGGCAAAGGCCGCCACGAACGGATCCTCCCGGTCCCTGAGACGGTCCGCCACCACGTCGCGGTGTGGCTCGCCGAGCGGGGCCGGCGCGCCGGGCCGCTGATCGTCGCCTACACCCACGGCGGCGGTGTCGGCGCCCACTACATGAGCCAGATGGTGAGCCGCTGGGTGCGCGACGCCGGCTTGAAGCAACAGCCGTGGGACGGCCGCTCGGCGCACGCGCTGCGGCACTCGACCGCCGAGCGTCTCTACCAGGCGGGCACCGACCTGCGGGTCATTCAGTCCGTCCTCGGCCACCAGCACGCGGTCACCACGTGGCGGTACCTGCGCCACGACGCCGAGATCGCCGACATGCGCGCCGCGCTCGACCACGAGGCCCCGGTGCTCCGCCCCGAACCGGCCGTCACCCCCCCCGCTCCGACGTGCGTCCCGGCGGCAGCTCGAGCCTGACCTGTCGGCGGCGTGACACCGCCTGAGCCCCCACACGCGCGCCTGCACGCTTGCGGGCCCAGCCCGCACCCCCAGGACCCGACAACCCGACGAACCGCTCAGACAGCGTTCTAGGGGCCTTTCCGGGCATCTGACGCGACGAAGCCCCCGGCCACGAGGACCGGGGGCTCGTCGTTCGTCGACTCCACGGGCGGGGGGCGGGGCCGCAGAGCGCCGATCTCGTCTCTAGGTTCTCGGACCTAGACGGTGGGTTCGTCGCCGTGGAGGAGCTGGAGCGCAGCGGCGTAGCCGGCCAGGTCCTCGAGCGAGTCGGTGTCGTGCGGTGTCGCGCACAGCCGTGACAGCTTCCAGGCGACCATCAGCAGGCCGACCTCGGCGGGGCTGATCGGCTCGGTGAGCTTGTCGCCGAGCACCGCCGTGTAGAGCTTCGCGGCACGGGCCCAGTTCTCGGCCGGGCTGCCGTAGCGGGCCTGGCGGTCGTCGGTGAGGCGCTTGCCGGTCCGGGTCACGCCTCGACCTCGTCGCCGTCGTCGTCACGGGGCCACAGCAGCTCGGCGAGCAGCTGGAACCGGGCCGCCTCCAACAGGAACACCATGTCCTCGACGCACAAGCCGCCGCCGTCGACCTCGACGGTCCCCGACGCGTCGCGAGTGATCGTCACCACGTCCAGATCCAACTCGGTCAACGGATCTTCGCTCACCAGCCCTCCCGGGTGCGGTCCTCGACGAACACCGGCGCCGAGAACGTCACGCCCCGGCCCGGCGCCACGGTCCACAGGGCCTGCTGCGCCGGTTCGGGCGCGAAGTTCATCACCGCCGCGTACTCGTCTTCGCCTTTGAGGCTGCCGTTCACGATGAGGCCGGCCGACGGCGCCATGATCAGCTGATGCCAGTGGCCCATCACGACCGTGTCGAAGTCGTGGCGGACCCGCTTCTTCGCGATCATCCGCATGATCGGCGGCCAGATCCCGCCGATGCCCCCACCGCCCGACACCTGGTCGCCGTGGGTGACGAGGAACGTCGTGTCGTGCACCGGCACCAGGGCGTCGGTCCCGTCGGGGATCTGGAACGTCAGGCGCCGATCCGAATGAAAGTGGCGGGCGACGAGCTGGGAGATCATCCAGTCGTAGTTGTCGCGCACCCGGCCCTTCGCCCGGGGTTTGCGGGACCGCCGACCGTGGTTGCCGACCACCGCGACGACATGCACCTGGCCGAACTCGTCGGCGAGGAGCGCGAGGCCCGAGGCGATGCGCTCCGACCAGTGCAGCACCGTGTCGAGCGTCTGCGCCGCGTTCGTGTCGGACAGCTCCTCGTGTATGTCCCCCGAGATCAGGTCCCCGCCGAGGAACACGACGACCCCGTCGAAGGTGACGCCGGCGAGATAGTCGCGGGCGAGGCGCACCACCTGGGTGAAGTACCGCTCGAGGCGCAGCTCGGCGATGCGGCGGTCGTAGCCGTTGCGGTGCTCGATCTGGGCCGGGTCGACGACCTCGTCGAAATGGCAGTCGGACAGGATCGTGCACAACGTCGCGATCTGCTCGGTGCGTTTCGGGGTGCGGGCCAGCCACTTCGGCGGGGACAGGGCCCGCCCCGAATACTCGGCGATCCGCTCGAGGCGTTCGATCACCCCGACTGCGTCGCCGAGCTGCTTGCGGAGCCGGCCGACCTCGTCGGCGAGCTGCTCGGCGCGGGCCCGCTGCACCGCCTCCGGGTCCGGTTCGAACCCTGCCACGTCGTCGGCGAGGCTCACGACCGGGCCTCCTCGGCCCACTGGTAGATCGACGCCTTCGACACGCCGATCCCCCGGGCGCGCAACGCCTTGCAGATCGCGAACGGTGACACGGCCGGGTCGGCGAGCAGCGCCGCCAGGTCGTCGGCGTCGTCGCCGAGGCGTTCGTCGACCACCGCCCGGGTCCAGCGGCGCACCGGTTTCCCGGCCACTTCTTCGTAGAGTCCCACGGTGCCCCCCGGGGTGATCAGCTCAGCGCGAACGTGAGCACGGCGGCGAGCAGCGCCATGCAGAAACCGGTCAGCAGGGTCAGCAGCGTCGCGACTGCCCACGAGGGGCGCCGCAACGCCGACTGCTGCACGTCGGTGCGGAGATCCCCGACGCTGCGGGACATGCCTTCGACCTGCGCCGACAGCATGTGCAGATCCTGGTGGACGCCGTCGACCTTTGCCTCCAGGCTCGCGATGCGTTCCCCACGCCCGAAGATCACGACGGAACCTCCGAGATCGGGACGTCGACCTCGCCGTGCCGGTCGAGGAGCTGCCAGATCCGCTCCTCATGGTCGAGGAAGTCGCGGATCCGGCACGCCAACGACGAGTCCTCGAAGCAGGAGACGACCGTGTCGGAGGTGCCGTCCTTGATGCGCAGGACATACCACCAGCCGGTGCGGTCCTTGAACGTCGCGTGCAGCTGCATGGGTCTCCTCAGATCAGGCGTCGCCCCCACCAGCGCACGCGATCCCGGCAGTCGGCGCGGGGTCTCCACCGGGCCTGCTGCCACATTGCCTTCAGATGTCAGTGTGCGAGGCGGGTCTTGTCGAGCTCGGCGCGGATCACCGCGCGCAGATCCCCCGGCGTCAGGCAGATGTGGCCGTGCCCGCCCGGCGGCGGCGCCGAGAGGACCTTCGCCTGGGTCTGGCGGGTCCACTCGAGGACGTAGGGCTGCACGAACCGGATCGGCAGCTCACCGCGGCCGGTGCCGCCCGTGCCGTTCACGTAGTCGAGCGCCGAGGGCGGCAGCCCGTAGAGCTCCTCGCCGACCCGGCAGGTGAACTCGGCGAGCAGCAGCCCGTTGCCGATGTGCTGCGCGACGATGACCGACGGATCCGATTGCAGACGGCCGGCGATGATCACACTCGTCTCCTCGATCGTGTCCACCGGCGGCGCCGGCGGGAAATACTCGACACCCGGCAGCAGACACGCCGCCGGACCCCACGGCTGGAACCCCACCGGGAGGCGCTGCACCCGCGGTGGGGTCGCCTCGACCGTGCCGCCCTGCCCATCCGAGAAGCCGATGTGCCCGTTCGGACCCCACCCCTGGTAGGGGTCGTCGGGGATCAGCAGGCACGCACCCGGGATCCCGACCGCCTCCTCGCGGCTGATCGTCAGCCCGTAGCGGACTGCGAGGTCGTAGATCGTGACGCTGACGTTGGCCTCGAGGGGCCGGCCGGTCGCCACCAGGTAGGCGGCGGCGATCAGCCCCGAGCAGTCCTTGTGGCCCGACGTCGGCGAATCCCGCCCCGGCGCGGTCGAGTACGGCTGGCCGAGGAACGTCGCGCCGGCGTCGACCAGGTCCTGCCCGGTTGCCACTAGTCGCCCTGCGGGGTCGGGCCCGGCACGCTCCCCGGCAGCGGCGGCAACGTCGCGTCGCGTTCGATCTGGTACGGGGTCAGGGTCTGGCGGCGGGTCACCAGGGCGAGGAGCGCTGCGGTCGCGGCGAGGATCGCGCCGATCTGCTGCGACGACAGCTCCAGCCCGAACGACAAGGCCAAGGCGAGGAGCGCCTGGACGGCGCCGAGGATCAGGGCGGGTTCACGCTTCCAGAGCATCAGGCGGCCTCGTAGGTGATCGTGGCGGACAGGGTGTCGGACGCGGCGAACGCTGCGATCGGGGTCGAGTCGTTCACGTTGGCGAGCGTCGTGCCGCCGTACCCGAAGAAGATGCGATTGTTGCCGGTGTCGGTCGTGTGGTCGATGATCGCGATGCAGTGGTACGAGGCGACACCGGAGTCGAACACATGCCCGACGCCGACCGGCACCCGGTAGTTGCCCGGGTCGCGCGCGGTGACCGGCAACGTCAAGGTCAAGCGGTCCGACGAGAGGTTCGTCGTCGATCCGCCGAGGAGGATGTAGCGGGCCATGACGGTCTTGTTGATCTGCATGTAGTGGCAGACGAGCGTGCCGTTACCGAGCGCGGCGCCGGTGCCGCCGAGGGTTGGGGTGAACGCCGTCCAGGTCCCGAACGCCTCGTAGAGGTGCAGCGTGTTGTCACGCACGTCGGTGTTCAACTGTGCGGCGGTCAACGTGTTGGCGGCGACCCAGGTGCGTGGGGCGGTCCAGGCAGGCATGCAGGCTCCTAGTAGGCGAGACGGTCGTCGTCGAGGACGCCGTAGGTCGCATCGTCGAGGATGAAGAACACGGTCGTCTCGATCGGCGACGCCCGGTAGGTCGTCGACCAGCGGCGCGGCGCGAACCGGTGCGCGACCCCTTCGATAATCACACTTGAGGTGATACGCGAACTCGTGTTCAACGGTCGGCGGTTCACGACGACCCGGTCGCCGATCTGGCGGCGGCCCACCACCGGCGTCAACGTGGCCGGATCCCTGTGCACATGCACGGTCATCGACTCGAGCCGGGTCGTCAGCTCCTTGTACCGGTCGAGGAGGAACGTCGCCCGGTCGTTGACCACATTGTCCGACAAGTCGTACGACGTCGGCGCCGCCCAGGCCCGCTGCCCGTACTTGGTGATCCCGGCGCTGTCCGACACGGTGATCGTCGTCCCGTCCTGACGGGAGGCGGACACCGGGTTGCGCAGCAGCGTCTCGTCCCGGGTCAGGGAGAACCCTTCGGCGGCGTAACGCGCATCGGCAGTGTCAACCAAGGTCGCGGCCCCATTGACAGTCCATGTCTCGCCGGTTTGCGAGACGACAGTCGTTGCGGGCAAAGACGCGTCCCGCAACGGGTTGAACTCTGCGACCGTCGCTCCGCCGACCCCATTCCGCAACGCCGCGTAATAGATCCGACCGTTGAGACGGTTGTTGACCCCGTTCTCGTTAGATCCGAGCTCCAAGGTCGAAACGATGTTGGGGAAACCAGCAAACGATGCGCCGCTCGTAGTCGAGCCGACCGCCTGCCATGAAGATGGTTCGGTCTGCTGATCCGCCGCCCAATAGAACGAAGTGCGATTCAAGCCAGCGACGTTGTTTTCAAAAGTTACTTTCAGCCAGTACGTCTCATTATCGGTCGCACCGAGCACTGAAGAGGAGCGTGTGCGAATGTCAACAGCAAGGCCCGTCGGCGTGTACTCAAAGACCAACGCCCCGCTCGCAGCGACATACAGACGCCAGTTCCGGTTCGGGTCCGCTTTGAAGAGACTCATGATCATCGGGGGTGTAGCCGGGGTCCAATCGACCAGACGTACCCGAGCGACGATCTCAAGATTCGTCAGCGTGTACGCGTCGTTGTCGGGAGCGGACACGAACGCACCCGACGCCCCGGTCAAGTTCGCGTACTCCGGCGCACCATACGAATCAGCGAACGTCGACTGCCCCGACTGCGACCGGGAATCACGCCACAACGCGGAGCGGGATCGGTGATGGACCCGCCCGTAGGCGTCGACGTAGGTCTGGCCCAGCTCGGTGTCGGCCGCCTGCTGGACCGCATCCAGCATGGACAGGCCCTCGCCGTCGAAGATCTGCATGGTCGAGTCGCCGGCGTCGAGGTCACGCAACGCAGCAGGCCAGTCGAGCAGGTCGAGGAGCGCACCGACCCGCACCCCGGTCGTCTGCCCGGCGAGCGGCGCTGCGCCCTCGTCGTAGGTGTCGCCGACGTTGGAGGCGTAGCCGGTGAACTCGTCGAGGGTCCCGACGAACGGGTAGTTCGCCGCCTGGTTGTTGCCAAGCGTCATGACCCCGTTCGTGCGGACAAGACCGCCGAGCTCGTCGGGGCTCGTCTCGGAACCGCTGGTCGTCGACACGGCCGCCCCGTCGATCCGCCACGTGTCGGTCGTCGTGTCGAAATAGCAGTGGCGGGCGACACCGTCGTTGATTGCTGCGGTCGTCTCGTAGAAGTTCGTGCTCGAGCTGTCCCAGAACCGCAGCTTCCCGGCGCGCAGCATGATCAGCACGCTGACGCCTGACTGCTGGAAGTCGGCGATCACCCCGGTCGTCGCTGTCGTCGACAACCAGAACTCGAACGCCGGCGTCAGACCCAACGAGATGAGGTCGGCCCGGACCCACGCGTAGTTCGACCCGGTCAGCGACCAGGCGCGCGACGCGTCGTTGGTCAACAGCCCATCGACGAGGGTCGGGGTCGACGTGAACACCCCGTTGCGATCGTCGCCCGAACTGTCGATCAGGGCGTTCGCGTTGTCGAACCGGTAGTAGATCTTGGGGTCCTTGGCGAGGACCGCCTGCTCGTACACCGACGGCACCAACGTGGCGTCCAACAGGGCGAACGCGTCGGCGAGCTGCACCGTCGTGAAGATCGCCCGGTCCGCCGATGGGACCGCCTGCCCCCAGTCGGTCACATAGCCTCGGAACACCGGGTACACCGTGTCCGAACGAACCATGCGGATCCGGAACTGGCGCATCGGCACCAGCTGCCCGTAATAGGTGCCGGCCGTGTTGTCCGGGTCGAACAGGCGGGTCCTGGCCACCAACGTCAACGAGGCCGTCCCGGCGTTGAACCGGTCGACCTCGTACTGGCGGCCGACCTGGACCGACCCCTCCTGCACGTAGGCGCTGATGTCCACCCAATCGGTGACCAGCGTCGCCGCACCCTGCAACGTCCACGTCTGACCCGTCGACGACACCTGCACGCTCGGCGACGTCACATAGCCGTCGAGATCAGCGTCCAACGAGGCCAGCAACGTCGACGTCGAGTACAGCGCGTACTGGTACACCCGGCCGGTCAGTCGACCCTTGTCGTCATCAGTCGCGCCCAACACCAGCCGGGAACCCGAGTCGTACGGCGTGCCCGACGTCATCGTGTGCGACGAAACCAACGTCCAGCCGGACCACACTGTCGGCATCGTCACCGCGTCATCAGCCTTGTAGAACGACACCGCCCCCGAGCTGGTGACGTACTCGACGCCGAGCCAGTAGGTCGTCCCGTTCGACAAGGACGGCGCCGACGACGTCTGCTGCACCTCCGCCAACCCGTCGGTCGACCGGGACCACTGCAACGCGCCCGCCGTCGTCACCGAGAACCGCCAGGCGAACGCCCCGGAAACCCCGTAATGGGTCGCCAGATGCTGCGTCGCCGCGGCCGTCCAATCGGTCGCCCGGACCCGCATCATCACCCGGTACGTACCCGCAAACGTCCACGCCGCCGCATCGGGCGTCGTGATGAACGTCCCCGCCGTACCGTCCAGGTTGTAGTAGGTGTCGACCGTCTCGTACGGGCCTTTCGCCGGCGCCCACTCCACGATCGGAGTCGGGACGCTCACACGATCGCCCGCTGCTTGATCACCGGGCCACCCGGCCGGTTCAACTCCGACGCCGTCACCTCAGCGAGGACCCGGCCGTCGACCACCAACGGCACCGTGATCGACATCGACCCGCCACCCAGCGGACCGAGCGGCGACGCGCCCGGCGCCCGGTTCAACGGGATCACCGCCTCCGGTCCCGCCTCGCCGATCAACGCCATCGTCGGCCGGGTCACCAGCCCACCCGTCGCACCCTCGTAACGAGTCGGCATCAGATACTCGTACGACGCGCGGATCATCTCGGCGGCCTGCTCGCCGGTCAGCCCCATGTCCTGGAGCTGGCCGTAGATCTCTCGAGTGTCAAGACGCACACTGAACGTCGTGCGAACGTCTGTCGGGATGCCCTCGAGGTCGTTCTTGTAGTCGCGCAGACGCGACCGCAACGGGTTGTCCGGTGCCAACGTCCCGGCGATGTAGTCGAGAATGTCGCGAAACCGCTTCTGGCCGGCCTCGGTCTCGATCGACTGGCCTTCCAGCTCGAGCTGCTCCCGGGCGTAGTTCATGATCGCCGTCGATGCCGACAGGGTCGCGTCGCGCTTCTCCAGGTCGGTCGCCGTGGAGTCGCCCATCACCTTGTCGAGATTGGTGGTGGCGCGCTCCATCGCGATCTGCGCGCCTTCCAGACCCATCTTCATCAACATCAGGTCATAGGTCGACTGCTTGGTCGCTTCGAGCTTGTCGATCTCGGTCTGCTGCTTCGCGTTCGTCCGGTCGAGGATGTTGCCGTACCGTTCCCGGGCGTTGGCGAGCGCCTCCTTAGCGTCTCGCAGCTCCTTGGTGCTGGCGTTGTCTTCGTCCTGCAACTTCTTGAGTGACGCCAAGGCTTCGCCGTACGCCTTCTGCGCCGACGTCAACCGGTCGAGAGACTGCTGGCTCTCGCCGAATGCCTTTACTTGGAGGTAGACCTCAGACGCGCCCAGCGTGACAGTGGCAGCAAGGCCTCTCAAGACTCCATTGAGGACCGTGCCACCAGCACCCCAACTGTCGAGCGTGCTCTTGGCGTCGCCACCGGCACGGATCAGACCCGCAGCGGCACTCGCCACGCCGGTCACCGCAGGGGCCAACTCGCGGCCGAGACCGACCTTGAGCTCCATCACCGAGTCGTTCAGGTCATCCAACGCCAACTCGAACTCGCGCGCCCGGATCAGATCCTCGTTCTTCAGCAGCTGCCCCTCGGGCACCTGCCCGTACAGCCGCTCGATCCCCTCCCGGCCCTGCTCGAGGATCGGGATCAGCGCCGCGCCACCCCTCCCGAACGCCTCCTGCACCAGCTGCGCTCGACGACCCGAATCCGACGTCGACGTGTAGGCGTCGGCGACCGACAGAAGCGTCTTGTAGATGTTGAGGTTGCCGTCCCGGTTGCGGACCGCCTCAGCCCCGTACTCCTGGAGGTTGACGGTCCCCGACGAGATCCCCCGGTTCAGGCGCAGGAACCCGTTGTTCGCCGCCTCCTGAGAGATCTTCAGATCGTCGAAGATCGCGACGAGACGCGACGACTGCCCGGCGCTTAGACCCGAGACGCGCGAGAAGTCCCGCACCTTGTCGGCCAGCTGGGTGAACTCTCGGATCGAGGCGACCGCGGCGGCGGTCATCGCGGCGACCGCCGTGGTGGCGATCATGCCGATGTTCTGCTGGATCGCCGAACCGGCGGCGCCGGCGACCGCGCCGAGCTTGCTCATCTTCGTCGCCGACGCGCCGACCGAGTCGTCCAGGCCGGTGGCCGCACCCGATGCCTGACGCATCGCTGCGACCGCGTCGCGCGCGTCCCCGGTGATGAGGAGCTCGAGCTTCTCTCGGGTGATCGCCATCTAGAAGTTCCTCCGGATCACCGTCGCGGTCTTCGAGGTCAGCACCTCGCGCACCTTGGGTTCGGCGGCCTCGTTGCCTTTCCGCCACGGGTACTTGCCTTTCGTGCCCGGATGCTGCGCAGAGCGGCGCACCCCCACCCCGGGGATCACGATCGGCTTCGTGTTCGCCCGCCGGCGCTTCCCCCGACCCACCTCCGCCCGGGGGATCCGGTGCGCGTCGGTCGGACGTTCGATCAGATGGAACGGGCCCGTCGCGAACACCAACGACTTCGCCTCGAACGCATCCCCGAACCGGTCGACGTTGTAACGCACCCCGATGCGGGCACCCCGCTTCCCGACCCCCGACAGGCGCTTCGGGGCGCGACGGGTCACCTCGGTCTTGATGATCTGCGACGCCTCCTTGACCTGCGCCAACGTCAGATCATCGAAGTCGTCGATCGTGCGCTGAAACTTGCGGGCGAGCTGCTTACCTGACTTCGACACACCCATCAGCCATCCACCGCCAACATCAACAGGGCCACATCACGGGCCGTGAACTCCTCGCGGACCTGGCGGGGCGTGAAACAGAACGGGGGCCGGCACAGCTGGACGATCAAAGCGTCGAGCGGCCGGCCCCCTGCGGAGGGATTCCGTCTGTGAACTCCTGCGGCTTGTCGTCCTCGATCAGCTCAAAACGCTCGAGCATCTCGCGACCCGAGATCGCCGTCGGCGCCTCGGTACCGGCATGCGTGCAGGCGGCGGCCAACACGTCGCGGGCCACATGCGCGTCGCGGGCCGGTGCCGAGATCACATCGATCCACGACACCTTGTTCCGCTCGGCGATACCCGCCAACGTGTCGAGCGCCAGGTCCTGGACCTGGACAATCCGGCCGTCGACCTTGACGGCCCAGACCTTCTCGCCCATCTTGTGCCCCCCTTCGGGATCAGCCGACCTTCGAGACCGTGCCGGCGCCCCGGAAGTTGCCGGACACGGTCACCGCGTCGCCGACCCCGGTCGAGATCGAGAAGTCGAACGTCGCAGTCCCGAACCAGTACTGGCCGGTGTTCCCGGTCGAGGGGTACAGGTAGAACTTGCGGGCGACGCCGTCGACCGCAGCGGTGTACATCTGGGCGGTCGCGTCGTCGTAGAACCCGGCGAACGTGCCGGCCACGTCGGGCAGACCCGAGACGTACACCTTCGAGGTGTCCCCGAAGCTGGTGACCTCCACGTCGTCGCTCGAGAAGTCGACCGACCAGCTGTTCAGGAACGCGATGGGCTCGGCGGTACCCGAGCTTGCGATGCCGGCGTAGAGGCGCCCGGAGCGCCCGTGGATACGTGCCATAGCGGAATCCCTCCTAAGGATCTGCTTAAGGTGTTACGAGATCAGTTCGAGCAGCCGGCGGGCGTTCGCAGTGAACGTCCGGTCGGCGACCGCCGCACGGGCAGCGGCGGCCGTGTCGGCGCGCTGCTCGTCGTGCGTGAGCCACCAGTCGAGGAGCGGACGCACCTCGCCAGGCTCGGAGAACGTGGGGAGCATCGACAGCACCCGATCCGATTCCGGTCGGGGCTCCCGCAGGAAGAAACAACCCGTCGCGGCGAGCTCGACCTCACGGGGCCCCATCGCCCAGCCGTCAGCCCCGGCTGAGCCTTCCTTGCGGTACAGGTTCAGGCCGGCCCGAGCCGACTGGTAGAGCTGCACCGTCTCGGTGTTGTCGAGGCAGTAGCCGTCGGGGTGGACGAGCCGGTCGGTGAACCAGGCGCCGGCCTGCGGCCAGTTGCCGCCGAGGCGCACGTCCAGGCCGTCGAGATCGCAGGCGGCGAGGAACTCCTGGCGGGACGGGTAGCCGGTGCCGACGAACGCCAGGTCGCACGCCCATTCGGGCAGACCCGGGCCCGGCCGGTGCAGGCCCGGGTCGTAGGCGTGGGGCATGTAGTAGGAGCGCCACTGGCGTTCCCGGAACGCCTGGAGGTTCGTCGGGTCGTTCAGGAGGACCACGTCGAACAGGTCGGCCCGTTCGACCTGCCGGTCGTCCTCGTAAGGGGACTCGGTGAACAGGGCGACGAGCCGATGCCGTCGGGAGCGCACCACCCGCAGCACGTCCGGCGGGATGAAGAACCCCGAGGTGACGATCACCACGTCGGGCCAGAAGTCGTAACACGCTTCTTTGAGGCCGTTGGCGGCGAGGCGGATCCCGGCCTCGTCGTTGAACACGCGACGCAGCTCGCCGTCCTGCTCGAGCATCGCCTGCGTGAAGAAGTCCAGCCGGTCGTCCAGGCGGAACTCTTCGACGTTGACGCCCAACTCTTGGAACGCCCGGAACCAGCCGAGATGCACGTCGAGGACCGAGAAGTGGGGGCCGGGGCGGACCATCAGGACCCGCACCTAGAAGTAATCCTCCCGGCCGACGAGGACCTCCGAGACGGCGAGCCAGGCGCCGATCTCGTCGACGTAGTCGACCGCCCACTGGGAAGGCCCGAAGTACGGGTCGTTGGCGTTGCGGCCGAGGATCGTGTCGACCTGGTCGATTGCGAGGTCGAGGCGGTCCTGGGTGATGTCCTGGGTGGCGTCGGCGGCGTAGATCCGCAGCTGGAACCGGAAGTACTCGGGGTCGATCGACGCGGTCATCAGCGTGATCGACGTCGGCTTCGCGATCTCGCCGGCGTTCGGCTCATGGTCGTAGACCCGGGAGATCGTCGTCAGCGTCGCCGCCGGTGTGCCCTGGGTCGTGTTCGCGCAGAGCCGCGTGTACAGGTCGGCTTTCGCGTTGACGAGGCTGGTTGCCGCCATCAGGCGACACCCGCCGGGCGGAGATGCTCGGCGAGGAGCTCGACGACCGCACGGGGCACCGCGAACGTCGGGGTGCCCAGCCCGGTGTCCTCGAGCGGCCCGAACGTCGTCGAGCCGACCCCCTGCTCGCGGCGCCACAGGTGTGAGAACATGATCGCCGCGCCCCGCTTGAACACCTCGTCGACCGCGGCGGTGTTCGCGTAACGGCCGGCGCCATAGGTGATCACGACCGCGCCCGCGGCGGGGAACGTATAGGGGCCACCCTGGGAACGCCGGTAGATCCGGGTCGGGACCTCCCGGGTGACGTCGATCAGGTAGCCGTCGGTCGGCTTCGTCGACACCGTCTCCGCAGTCAGGGTCGTGGCCGTGCCCTCCTGGTCGTACTCGACCACTGACGACACGCTCGAGATCGGGACGTGGCGCACGTCGACGAACGGTGCCGCCCCACACCAGTGGGTCTCGGCGCTGATCGTGCGGCGCACCACCGGGCCGCAGAGCGTGTCGATCCGGCGGGACACGCCGGTGATGTACGCGGCGATCTCGGTGTCGTAGCTCGTGTTCGACGCGTCGATGTTGACCGCGGCCTTCGCCTCGGTGAGGCTCACGATGTCGAGCGTGTCGGCCACAGGGTCCTCACTTACGGTGGTAGGGGAGCTGCCCGAGGGACAGGTTCTGGCCGTGGAACCGGTAGGTCCACGTCACTGTCGGCTCGCAGACGAACTCGGCGCCGGCGTCGAGGGCCCGGATCCAGAAGTCCCAGTCCTCGACGCCGTCCCAGTCCGGGGTCTTGCGGTACCCGCCGAGGCGCTGCCACAGGTCGGTGCGGATCAGCGCCGCACCCCCGGGGATGAAGTTCGTTCGCCGCAACGTCTCGGCGTCGAACGCACTGTTCGGCGTCCAGCCGTCACGACCCTCGGAACGGCACCAGGTGTAGGCGACGTCGTACCAGCCGGCGGCCGCCACGATCGTCGACAGATGCCAACGGTCGAGGAGGTCGTCGTCGGGCAGGACCATCAGCCAGGAGGTCGTCACCTGGCGGGCGAGCCGGTTGATCGTGGCGACGAACCCCTCCTCGGGGTAGTCGACCGCGATGAGATGCTGGCGGGGGGCGACGTCTTGGGCGGCGACCGAGGCGCACAGCTCGCCGAGCATCCGGTGCCGTTCCGGCATCGACGCCGTCAGCAGGGTGACGTCAGCGGTAGCGCGCATCGAGGAACGCGTCGGACGGTGCGGCGGTCCACCGGTCCCGGGTGTGACCCCAGTGGTGGACGCAGTACGAGTCGGGGTGGTCGTCCCATTCGGTGCGCATCGACTCGATGTCGTAGAGCACCGGGTTGAACGCCGCCTTCGGGAAGACGTGCAGGAGACCGGGGTTCGTGCGGTGCACCCAGGTCAACAGGTGCGGGCCGGTCACACCGTTCATCGGTTCGCCCGGCATCTCCCGGTAGCGGGGCTCGAGCTCGTCGATCACCGCACCGAAGAACGGATGTCCCGTCTCGCAGCCCATGAGGGCATTCGACAGGAACTCGCCGTCCTCGTAGCCGGCGAACGCCGAGATCCCCTCGAGGGGGATCGGGCGGAGGCATTCCATGTCGCAGTTCGCGTAGATGCCGCCGTGCTCGTAGATCAGCTCGTAGGCGACGACGTCGGCGCGTTGCACCCACACGCCCAGCTCGGGGACTCCGCCGCCGGTGTTCACGCCCCGGCGGCCGATCTCGTCGTAGACCCACTGGTTGCGGAGCCGAGGCAGGTTCGCCTCGGTCCACAGCTTCAGCTCGTAGCCGTGGCGTTCCCAGGTGCGGCCGAACTCGACCAGCTCGCGCCGCATCGGGGCGGGCCCGAACCAGATGCGGTGCACGAGGTTGGGGATCACCGAGCCGACCAGTGGACACCCTCAGCCTGGCGGTACCAGGCGACGGTCTCCTCGACGCCGCTCACCAGGTCGATGAAGCGGCGGTCCTGCGGCCAGATCGGCGTCAGCGTCGACGTGTCGGCGACGACCACCGAATGGTCCGGTTCGCCGGGCCGCATCGGCAGGTGCACGATCTCGCCCTGGCCGACCGTGTCGATCACGACCTGGGCGATGTCCCGCACCTCGGGGCCGAAACCGGTCCCGGCCTCGTAGACCCGCCCGTCGGCCCGAGGCCCGACGAGCATCGCCTCGACGAAACACCAGGCGACATCGCCGACATGGATCATGTCCATCTGCTGGGAGCCGTCGCCGTAGACCTCGATCGGGTCGCCGGCCAACGCCCGGCACACGAACGACGGCATGATCTTGCGGACCTTCGAATGGCCGTAGGGGGCGGCGACCGACTGGCCGGGCCCGTAGGCGTTCAACGCCCGCACCACCGCGATGCTCGTGTCCCGCTCGCCGTTGTACATGTTCGCGAAGCGTTCGGCGCACGTCTTCGAGATCGAGTAGCCGTTGTCCATCCAGTGGTTCCCCACCGCGGCGAGCGCGGCCGGGACCCGGTACTGGGCGACCGCCTCGAACACGTTGAGGCTGCCGAGGACGTTCGTCTCGGCGGCGGGACGCGGGTTCGCGATCGTCTCCTGGGTGCCGAGTACCGCGGCGAGATGGATCACCCCGTCGGCGTGGGCGACCGCCTCGGTCACCGCGACCGGGTCGCGAACGTCGCCGAGGATCAGCTCGCAGCCCTGCGGGGGGCGGCGCACATGCCGGTCGAAGATCACCGGGGTCATCCCCCGGGCGAGGAGCTCGGCGACCACATGGGAGCCGATGAACCCCGAACCGCCGGTCACGAGCACGTTCATGGAGCCTCCAGGCAGGCCAGGGCCGGGTCGATGTCCCAGCCGTGCATCTCCACAGTCCGGTTCCCCCAGGTGCTGCGCCCGTGCCCCGCATGCTCGGCGAGGTTCAGCTGCGCGACCCGGTAGCCGGCGTCGGTGATGCGCTGGCAGGTGGGCACGTCACCCCAGCCTTGGATGCGATCTGGGACCGGCCCGATGCGGGGCCAGTCACCGGCACGGAACGACCATGACGCCGCCCCGGTCGAAGCCCGGATCAGACCCGGGACACCGCCGCAGACGACCCGGCCGTGGATCTCGTTCCACGAGAACACCGGCTCCACATGGCAGCCGGTCAACAGCACGTCGTCGGGCGCGGCGGACCACCAGGCGCGGAGCTGCTCGGCCCAGCCGGGCAGCCATCGCATGTCGTCATCGGAGAGGACGCACAGGTCTGCGTCGGTTCCGATCGCGACACGCGCACACAGGTTCGTGCCGTGCCCGCAGGTTGTCAGCCGGTCCTTGGAGACGTAACCGCCGAGGTCGGCGACCAGCTCGTCGGTCGAGTCGGTCGACCCGTTGTCGACCGGGATGACCCGCACCCCCTCGACGTGCAGCGACTCCCACGTCTGCCAGAACAGGTCGAGGCGGTCGTGGGCGTGGAGGTTGTGGCACAGGACCGCGGCGGTGATGTTCACAGCCGGATCGGCGCCGTCGACGGCAACAACCCCTCGAGCGTCTCGAGCGCCGGCTGCCAGTAGGTGGTGTACACATGGTCGGCGTCGTAGCCGAGGGCGAACTCGCGGCACGCCGGGCCGATCTCGACCAGGTGGTCACGATGCTCGGCCGCATGAACAAGCGCCTCGGCGATGTCGTCGATCAGCGGCGTCGCCCAGTAGGCGAGCTGGGCGGGATCCCACCGGGGCTGCCAGGCGGTCGCGTAGCCGGGCCCGACGAGCTCGGCCTGGGCGGAGAAGTTCGTGACGATCACCGGCGTGCCGCAGGCTTGCGCCTCGACCGTCGGGATCCCGAACCCTTCACCCATGCTCGGGAACAACAGGACGTCGAACGCCGAGTACAGGTTCGCGAGCTCGGCCTGGCCGATCAGCCCGTTGCGGTACCGGTACCCGTCGACGAACAGGAGGTTCTCGGTCGGGATCCCCACCCCGGTCGCCAACGCCACCAGGTCGAGGCCGCCGAGCGCACCACGGTTCTCCGCATGGATGTACAACAAGGCGTCCGGATGCGAATGCAGCAGACGGCGGAACGCCATCAACGCCTCGGGGTACGCCTTGCGGCACGGCTCGAGCGAGTTGTTGGTCGAGACCATCCCGACGAGGAACACGTCCTCGGGGATGCCGAACAGGGCCTTCGCGTCGGGCACCGGGGCGAACACCGTCGTGTCGATCCCGTGCGGGACGTACAGCGGGTCGAGGCCGTCGGCGGCGAGCTGACGGCGACCGAAGTCGCTCATCGCGATCGGCACCGAACCGGTCTCGGCGAAATGGCGGGCCACCAGCCGCGGCGCCGGCGCATGGTCGATCGGCACCCAGCCGGCCATCGTCATCTCTCGGTAAGCGGGATGCTCGAGGGTCCACACGTCGTAGAGCGTGACGAGCAGGCCGGGCTCCCCGTCGAACCAGTGGGTCGCATGTGCAGCGATCACGTCGTTCGACCAGTTCGACCCCGAGGGGTAGACCCGGATCCCCTCCCAGTCGCGCACCCCACCCTGCAGGCCGTAGTTCGCGATGACCGCCACGTCATGGCCGTCGGCGACCAGGCGGGGCAGGACCTGGGCGGTCTGCTGCCCGTAGCCCGTCGGCGCCCACGGGGCGTTCGACATCCAGGCGATCTTCATCGGGTTTCCGCCTGGGCGGTCACCCGGGTCTCCTTCGCCGGTCGGCCCGGCTTGCGGCGGGTCACCACGACGAAGCAGTCGCCGGTCTGGACGACCGACACGATCTCCTCGCGGGTCTCGAGCTTGCGCACCGAGGCGGCGAGCTGCTCGGACGCAGGCGAGTGCGCGTCGACAGAGATGATGTGAGCAGGCACGGTGCTCCTTTGGGAGTGGTCGGGGGGCCGCCGCCCGTGCCAGCGGCGAACCCCCGAACCACAACGGTCGGCACGGAGAGGGTCCGGGGCGGGCCGGGGATCGCCCAGCCCGCCCCGGGATGGATCAGCTGGTCGGGGCCTTGAGGAACTTGACGTGCCCGTCCACACCGCCGACGTAGTCGCCGTCGGTCCGCAGGATCGTGCGGAACGTGACGAGGTCGGACGAGAAGGCGAAGTCGTCGGACCGCTCGAAGCGGACGCTGGCGACGTCACGGATGTAGTACGAGCTGAAGTTCCCGAACGCCATGTGGGTCCCGCCGGCGGTCGCGAAGGCGGCCACGTTGGGGTCGAGGACCATCGGGTAGCCCATCAGCCGGTCGGGCTCGCCTGCGGTCAGCGTCGGCTCCCACAGCGGCCGGCCCGTCGTGTCGGTGATCCGACGGATCTTCGCCGCGTTGGTGTCGAGCGTGAACCAGTAGGCGCCGAGCGCCCGAGCCTGCGGGTTGACCGAGTAGACCAGGTCGACGAGGTTCCCGTAGGAGGGGACACCCGTGCTCGCGGTCTGGGCGGTCGCGCCGACAGCCTGGGTCGTCATGATGCCCTTCGGCTTGTTCGAGCCCGAGCCGGTGACGTAGTCGGTGTCGGTGATGCGGGCGATCGCCTGGGCGGTGTCCCGGGCGATGAAGCCGAGCATGTCGATGCCGGTGTCGGTCAGGAGCTCGTTGCTCACCTGGGTGAGCACGACGTACTTCCAGGCGTTCAGGGTCGCCTGGCCGAACGTCGCGTCGACCTCGCCGATCGCGGTGCCCTCACCCCGGATCGCGGCCGTGGAACGGGTCGCGACGTTGGGGATCTCAAGGGCCTCACCCGACTGGGTGGTGAGCACCGTGACGTTCAGGTTCCGGGCGCCGGTGTAGAACTCGACGTACTCGACGAGCTGACGCTGGAACGACGTCGGGACGGTGTTGCCGCCGAGAGCGTCGGTGTCCGACACCAGGTCACGCAGCTCGCGTGCGCCAACTCCGGAACGGA